GGGACGTATCCTATCGATGGGGATCCAGTTGCTAAGCTTATCTGTGTTCCAAAGACTCACAAAGGTCCGAGGCTTATTGCTTCGGAGCCTATTGCGAATCAGTGGATACAACAGGGCATCAAGGACTTTCTGGTCGAAGGCTTTGATCGATCCTATATTGGGTCGTCCATCGCTATATCCGATCAGACGCAAAACCAACAGATGGCGCGTATAGCGTCATTCGGCGGTCTTGCTACTATAGACCTTAGTGCTGCAAGCGACCGTCTGTCATGCTACGTTGTTGAGAGGGCATTCAGGAAACGACCTGATATCCTTTCAGCAATGATGGCATGTAGAACTCCAACATTGTACAACTGCATCGACAAGAAGCAGCCTGAACTTCTTAAGATTAAGAAGTTTGCAATGATGGGTTCGGCTCTTACCTTTCCTGTGCAGTCCTTCGTTTTCTTCGGTATCGCTATTGCCTCGGCCCTTTGGGTCCGCGGTCTTAGCGTTACTATAAAGAACGTGAGGAGAGTACAGCCAGAGGTAACGGTCTACGGTGACGATATCATCGTCCCCGTTGATTCGTGTCAGGTACTAATGCAGTCTTTGACTGCATTAGGACTCAAAGTCAACAGTGGCAAGAGTTTCTGGACTGGTAAGTTCAGAGAATCTTGCGGGACTGACTGGTATAACGGGGAGTGCGTAACTCCGTGTTATATCAGGTCCGACTTTGACCCAGCCCACCCTAGCTCCCTAAGTACGATCGTCGAGACATCCAACAACTTCTATCAAAAGGGGTTGTGGGAGGTTTCAGACTACCTGACTTGTAGGATCCCCTATCGCATGCGTCTTAAGCTTGCGATTGAGGATGGGAGTGTAGCCATCAAAGGCCTTTTCAGCTATATGGGCGTCCAAATAGACCACTTGAGAAAGCGGTTTAATAAAACGCTGTATCGCTGGGAGTATAAAGTTGTCAACATGGTTGCTCAACTTGATGCTCCTAGGCCGGATGGGATCGACCGTTTACGCCAGTACTTTACTGAAATGCCTGATCCTACCGTGAGGTGGGACCCGCGCATTAACGGAAGATCGGTCCCGGTTCTCCGGGAGAGGTACGCACCACTGTATAGTGGTGTATAGGAGGAAGACTCCAGGGAGAGCACGCAGTGCT